AGTTGTTTTCTATTGGGTCTGCAACTAACCTAGATACTACTACTAACACAATACAAAGTGGAAGTTCTGATTGGTATGGTTTGATTGTTGTTTGCGATGGTTCAGAGAGTGGAGAAACAGAAAATACGTTGAAATGGAGACATGGTGGAGTCACAGGATACAATCTTAGAAACACATCTGCCACTGTTGCAGAACTAAAGAGTGGAGACATACCTCTCATCGTAGTGCAAATCGCTAGTGGTGATACTCTTAGTGATGTATCTAGGAAACACCAATATCTAGTATACGACCAAGCAGACAGGGAGTTCTCAGCGATAAACTCAGGGACAGAGAGGTTGAGGATAAACAAGGGAGGAACTTTGACACATACTCCTAGTTCCACAGCATACACACTAACACTTCCTTCTGCTACTGGTACTGTCGCTCTGACATCTGACTTGTCTAATTTAGCAGCAGGTAGTCTAGCAAGTGGTGCAGTGACTGAAGCCAAACTTGCAACCAACGCAGTATCAACTGCTAAGATTGTGGATGATGCAGTTACATTCCAAAAGATGCAAGACCTATCTGCTGCATACAAGTTGATTGGAACTGGAAGTGCTTCAGGGCAGGTATCTGAAGTATCAATTGCATCAGGCCACCTATCTGACAATGCTGTTACCACAGCCAAGATAAATGACAACGCTGTTACTTCAGCAAAGATTGCAAATGCTACAATAGTGTCGGGAGACTTAGCAAGTGGAGCAGTAACGCTGGATAAGATTGCTGATATCGCTCAAGATAGAATACTCGCAAGAGTGGCAAGTGGTACAGGAGATGTTCAGGCAATAACTGCGGCTCAGTTAAGGACTTTAATCAATGTAGAAAACAATGCTGATGTCACTGATACTGCTAATGTAAAGACGGCTCTAGGTGGAGACTTAGGCACTTTTACTTTAGGAGACAGTGATGATTCTACTACTGTTGCTGGTAATCTAACAGTAGCAGGAGACCTAACTATCAGTGGAACTACAACTACAATTGATTCAAACAACGTCAACATAGGAGATAGGATAATCACCCTAAACTCAGATTTGACAGGTACGCCACCAGCATCTGAAGATGCAGGGATAGAGGTAGAAAGAGGAAACCAATCCAATAAGACGCTGGTTTGGGATGAGAGTGCAGGAAGATGGACAGTTGGCTCTGAGACATTCGTTGCAGGAACATTCATTGGTAATCTAACTGGAACTGTATCCTCTGCTACTGCTTTGGCTAATGCTAGAAACTTCTCGATATCAGGAGATGTAACTGCTAGTGCTGTATCCTTTGATGGAACTGGAAACGTTGCATTGGCTACCAGTCTTGCAGCAGGAGTTGTAGATACTGCGGAACTTGCTGGTTCAGCCGTTGAAACCGCTAAGATTGCTAACCTAAATGTCACTACTGATAAAATAGCGAATCAAGGCGTTACCTCTGCTAAGATAGCAAATGATGCAGTGATTAGTGCTAAGATAGCAGATGATGCTGTCCTGACTGCTCATATCGCAGATGACCAAATTACTGCTGACCATATGGCAAACAACTCTGTGATTCAAACTGCGATTGCGGATAATGCAGTAACAAATGCAAAACTAGCGGGTAGTATTGCTCAATCTAAGATAACAAATCTAACTTCAGACCTAGCAGGAAAGCAAGCAACATTGACTTTTGGTACTGGTCTATCAAACTCAGGTGCTACGATAAACGTAGATATCGGAGAGTTGAGCGTTGAGAATGGAATAGACAAAGACAATGACCATCTGATGTTCAATGACAATGGCACTCTAAGAAAGACAACCTTGACTAATATATTCTCCAAGATAAGTGAATCGAACTTACCAAGTCTTCCTGCCTCTAAGATAACAAGCGGTACATTCGCTGTCGCTAGAATACCCAACATAGCAACTAGTAAGATAACGAGTGGTACGTTCTCTACATCTAGAATAGCAGACAATGCAGTTACATTCGACAAGGTTCAGGATGTTGCATCAGGTGTGATTCTAGGTAGAACTACTAGTGGTACAGGTGGCATAGAGACAATCTCAGCATCTGCTGCTAGAACATTCTTGAATGTGGATACTGCTGGAACAGACAATTCAACGAATGTTACTCTAGCGGGAAGCAGAAATTATCTCACTCTAAACGGCCAGCAAATAACAGTGGGCGAGATAGACATCTCAGATGATACGAATCTAGCAGCAGGAACTAACATATCGCTATCAGGAGATACTCTAAATGTTGATACTGACTTATCCAATTACAGCAACTCTAACTCAGGTTTCCTGACTGCTCACCCTACTATATCCAACGCACAATCCAACACCACTAACACAGGTAGAACCTATATTCAGAATCTAACATTTGATTCCAATGGTCACGTTGTTGGTGTGGCAGTTGCTACTGAGACAGTTACTGACACTCAATACTCAGTCGGTGATGGTGGCTTATCACAAAATAACTTCACTAACAGTCTGAAGAGCAAATTGGATGGCATTGCTGCTGATGCAAACAACTTCATCCTACAACATGCCAGTGCCTCAACATTAGGCGGAATAAAGGTAGGTAGCAACCTAACCATGAATGCAGGTACGGGAGTGCTGTCTGCTGATACTCAATCTGATGTTAACTTCACTTCAGCATTGAACAGCAAGTTAGCAGGTATAGCAACGGGAGCAACTGCTGGTGCTGATTGGACTAGCAATGTTACTAATAGAGATGGAAATGTCACAAATGCACATTTAGCAGGAAGTATTGCCAATGCAAAACTAGCAAACTCATCTGTAACAGTCAACGGAAGTACAGTTGCTCTAGGCGGAAGTATTACTCTAACAACTGCAAATGTAGCAGAAGGAGCAAACCTGTACTATACGGATGAAAGAGTAGATGACAGAGTAAATGCCTTGATTATCGATGGTGAGGGAATAACAACCACTTACAATGATACAAGTGGTGAATTGACGATAGATGCTGAAGAAGCAACTGCATCCAACAAAGGAGTAGCGTCTTTCGCTAGTGCTGATTTCGATGTCAGTAGTGGAGCAGTTAGTGTAAAGTCAGGAGGAATAACAAATGCACAGTTGGCTGGTTCTATTGCAAATGACAAACTGTTGGCTATCGCACAGGGCAAGGTAACTGGTCTTACCGCAGCCTTGAATACAAAGATAGAGAGTCTTAGTGACCTAAGCGTAACTGCTTCTGCCGCAGAGATAAACATTCTAGATGGGGTAACAGGAGTATCTACTGCTGAGATTAATCATCTAGATGGGGTGACATCTTCTATACAGACACAACTCAATGCAAAACAAGCGGCTGGTAGTTACCTATCAACATCTTCAAGCATCTCAGACTTGTCAGATGTAAGTGGATTAGACACAAGTTTGGTGAATATAGGTGGACATAACACATCTATCCCAACTACCACTGCTGTAAAGTCATATGTGGATGTTCAGATATTCGATGCTATTGATACTCAGTATACGTTGAGGGCTGTTGATGGTTCTACATCAAATGCGAAGAAACTTGAACTTGCTGGAATAGATGGTTCAGTGACTAGCATTGGTATCCAAGGTGTAGGAGACATTACAATTTCAAGGAATAATTTGGGACTGACAATCGATTCAGTAAGTAAACCAATAAGTTCAACATCATTCAGTGGAAATACGCTAACCATAACAAAAACAGATGGTACAACAGTTACTGCTACTATACCTGATGCAACAACATCTGTTCATGGGTTAATGACTGATGACCAGTTCGACAAACTAGCAGGAATTGAAACTGCTGCTACTGCTGACCAAACTGCGGCAGAAATACGAACATTAGTTGAATCTGCATCAGACTCAAATGTATTTACTAATGCTGACCATACCAAGTTGAATGCTATTGAGACTGGTGCGACAGCAGACCAAACTTCATCTGAGATACGAGCACTAGTTGAATCAGCAACTGACTCCAATGTATTCACAGACGCAGACCACACAAAACTGAATGGTATCTCTGCTAGTGCTAACAACTACTCAATCTCCTCTGACTTACTTGATGAAGATAACATGTCTTCTAACTCGGCAACAAAAGTAGCCAGTCAGCAGTCAATAAAAGCATACGTTGACGCAGAAGTGGCAGGAGTGATTTCCTCTGCTCCTGCGGCTCTAGACACATTAAATGAGTTGGCTGCTGCTTTAGGAGATGACGCTAACTTTGCTACGACTACTTCAACAGCACTAGGTAACAGGCTAAGAGTAGACACCAACAGTCAGGGACTAACTGCTACACAGCAAGGTAATGCAATAACAAACTTAGGAATAACTGCAAGTCTAGCAGAGATAAACATTCTAGATGACGGATTATCTGCAAGCGATATACCGAGTCTCGCTGCTTCCAAGATAACTAGCGGTACGTTAGGCACAGCAAGAATACCAAGCCTTGCTGCGAGTAAAATCACTTCAGGAACATTTGCAAATGCAAGGATATCCGAGGGAAGCGTAACTCAACACCAAGCAGCATTATCAATCACTGAGTCACAGATAAGTGATTTAGATGCATACCTAACCTCACCTAGAAGTGTCACAGCAGGTGGAAACTCCTTAGCAAACGGTGAGACTCTTGCTTTTACTGCTGGCTCTAACATAACGATATCTGAGAGTGGAGGAGCGGTTACAATCGCATCTACCGACACTAATACGCAACTCTCAACAGAACAAGTACAAGATATAGTAGGGGCTATGGTAGGTAGTAACACTGAGACTAATATTTCAGTGACATATGATGACACAGGTGGAAAACTAAACTTTGCAAGCACTGACACCAATACTCAACTGACTCAGGAGCAAGTAGAAGACTTCGTTAACGGTGTGATTGTTGCTGGAACTAACATAACTAAGACATACGATGATTCAGCAGGAACTCTAACCATCTCTTCCAGTGGAAAGACACAAGAGGAAATAGAGGATATTGTTGCTAACTTAGTAGTAGCAGGAAGCAATGTAACAAAGACATATGATGATGCAAGTGGAACTCTAACAATAGCATCCACCAACACTAACACTCAGTTGTCAACAGAGCAGGTAGAGGATATTGTAGGAGCAATGGTGAGTAGTAATACGGAAACAAACATCTCTGTAACTTACGATGATACCAATGGTAAGTTGAATTTCAGTTCTACCGATACTAACACACAACTGTCTCAAGAACAAGTGGAAGACTTTGTTGGAGGTATGCTTGATGGAACTGAGACTTTCATCAGCGTATCGTATGATGATACTGATGGCAACATAGACTTCGTAGTTCCAGTGAAAGACGAAGACAATATGGCTTCTAACTCAGCAACACATCTTGCTACTCAACAATCAATTAAGGCGTATGTAGATAGTGAAGTAGCAGGATTAGTTGATTCTGCTCCGGGTACATTGAACACACTCAATGAACTAGCAGCAGCGATAAATGACGATGCTACTTTCTCCTCAACTGTTACTACTGCACTCGGCAACAGACTGAGAGTAGATACTGCTTCACAGGGACTTAGTGGAACACAGCAATCTAATGCTAGGACTAACTTGAATGTGGATGTCGCAGGAACAGATAACTCAACAGATGTGACTCTTGCAACTGTATCAAACAACTATCTCAGTCTATCAGGACAGGCAATCACTGCTGGAACTGTGCCTCTCTCACTGGGAGGAACTGGGGCTACTTCAGCATCTGCGGCTAGAAGTGCATTAGGAGTCGATGCTGCTGGAACTGATAACTCAACAAACGTCACACTAACTGGTAGTGGAAACTACTTGAGTATCAGTGGTCAGGCAATTACAGTAGACCCAATAGATATCTCAGATGATACCAACTTAACTGCTGGAACTGGTTTAACTCTTAGTGGAGATACATTGAATGTAAATGCTGCACAATCAGGCATTACCAGTGTAGGAACACTGTCTGCTCTTACAGTATCGGGAGATGTAGTAGTAGATACTAACACGTTCAAGATAGATACCACTAACAATCGTGTTGGTATTGGTACAGCAACCCCCGGATACAAACTACAAGTAGAAGGGTCATTCGCTGCACAAACCAAGTCTTTCGTTATTCCACACCCAACACAAGAAGGTAAGACACTACAACACGGTTCTCTTGAAGGACCGGAGCATGGAGTATATCATAGAGGTAGAATAACAGGTAGTGACAATATGGGCGTATCAATCGAACTTCCTGAGTATTGGAAGGAACTAGTTGATGTAGATACAATCACAGTACAATTAACTGCAAATGGTGAGTTCCAAATGTTATATGTAGAAAAGATAGAAGACAATCGTGTGTTCGTAGGTAATGCAGCAGACGAGGGTGTTGACTGTTTCTACATAATACACGGTGAGAGAAAGGATGTTGGAAAGATGGAGGTTGAATACTAATGGCTAACTCAGATAAGGACATTCTAATTACGCCAAACACAGGAGAGAGTGCAAAACCAAAGATAGAAGTTACTGGTGCTAATAATGCAACCAAGACAATCACAATCAATGACGATGGAACTTTGTCATTTGATTCCACGATAGCCGCAACAACTGGCTCAGTTGCTGATGGTAATGCTAACCTAGTCACTGGTGATGCAGTTTTCGACTACATAGCAGCACAGAACTTTGTTTCTTCAGGAGCATCTAACTTCGTGATAGGAGATATCACAGGACAATCAGCGTTGACAAGTGGGCTTGCTTCTACTGATGAGTTGGTTCTAAGCGATGCTGGTGTATTGAAGAGAATGGATGTCAGTGTACTACAATCATACATGCAGAGCAACCTTTCATTCACCACTGATACTATTCTCACTACTGAAAACGTTCAAGATATAGTTGGAGGAATGTTTTCCTCTAATACAGAAACAGGTATTTCAGCAACATATGAGGATAGTGATGGAACAATAGACTTGAACGCCACAGGAGATAAGACACTTTCTAATAGTTTTCAACTAATTGGAGCAACTACTACTAACCTTAGAGTAACAACCGGAGCAGCCGCATCAAGTGGAGCAACTCTATCTTTTGTTGGTAGCGATAACAATGTGATTAGTGACCTTACTATTCCCTCTAGTAACGGTACTATTTCTCTTTCTGATACCCAACTAACCACCGAACAAGTGCAGGATATTGTCGGTGCTATGTTCACAAGCAACACTGAGACTAGGGTATCTGCAACATACGAAGATGGAGATGGAACGATAGATTTAGTCGTTGACGACATGACAGCAGACACCAACACTTTCAGAACAGTTAGATTGACTGGCGGAAACATACTAGGAGGAACAGAAGTTCTATCTTTCACTGCGGGTAGCAATGTATCTCTAAGTGAAAGTGGTGGAGAGATAACAATTGCCTCAACTGACACTAACACACAATTGACACTACTAGACCAAAATGACATGAGTTCAAACAGTGCAACTGCTGCTGCTAGTCAACAGTCGATAAAAGCATATGTCGATAGCGAAGTTGCAGGACTAATAGACTCATCACCATCTGCTCTCAATACCTTGAACGAACTCGCTGCTGCTCTTGGTGACGATGCTTCTTTCTCCACAACAACCGCTACATCGTTAGGAAACAGATTAAGAGTTGACGTTAGTAATCAAGGACTTACCTCTACGCAACAAGGAAATGCCTTGACAAATCTAGGTATTACCGCTTCCTTAGCAGAAATAAACATACTAGACGATGGGCTTGCAGCAAGTGATATACCAAACTTAGCGTCTTCCAAAATAACAAGTGGGACATTAGGAACTGCTAGAATACCAAGTCTTGCTACAAGCAAAATAACTTCGGGAACTTTTGCAGATGCAAGAATCGCTGAATCAAACGTCACTCAACATTTGGCTGCTGGAACGGGTCTTTCTCTATCAGGTAAGACATTCAGTGCAAATCTATCTGCTTCTGATATACCAAACCTAGCAGCATCTAAGATTACATCGGGAACTTTTGCAACTGCAAGGATTGCGGATGACGCTATTACAGCAGCCAAAATAAGTACAACAAATACTGCAAACTCTTCTACTGATAATCATTTACTAAGTTATGATGATACAAGTGGAGGCTTCACTCTTGTAGCAGCAGGTGCAGGTGGAGAGAACAATCAGACAATTACAACTGGAACAGGTATTGGTGGGGCAAATAGCGGTTCAAGTGGAAACATAACTCTAGCCATTGATTCAACAGTTGCTACACTTACAGGTAGTCAAACCTTGACTAACAAAACTCTAACTTCACCGACAATAGCAACTCCAACAATAACAGGAACACTTGATGAAACAGGCGACATAGATATTTCTTCTTTGTATGGTCGTCTTAATTTCAAAAGGGATAGTAATGGAAATGTGAATAACGATGCTATCTTTTTCTATAATTCCTCTAATCAGATTGCTGGCGGAATCACCTATATGCATTCATCCAATCAATTAAGACTCAGAGCAAATGGTGATGACCAAATTTACATTACAGATGGTGCAATTTATCCGCCTGTTGATAACGATGTGGATTTAGGAACTTCATCTCTCAAGTTCAAAAATTCTTACTTTGGTTTAGTTGATTCTGAGAACTTCAAGATAAATGGTGGTCAAGGTAGTGACGGACAGGTATTAACTTCAACAGGAAGCGGAGTTGCTTGGGAGACACCAACGGATACCAACACACAACTCTCAACAGAACAAGTGCAGGACATTGTAGGAGCGATGTTTAGTTCAAACACTGAGACTAGAATAAGTGCTACCTACGAAGATGGTGACGGAACGATTGACCTCGTTGTAGACGATATGACAACAGATACCAATACTCAACTGTCAAATGAACAAGTACAGGATATTGTAGGAGCAATGTTTACCACTACAAACACTGAGAGTGGAATCACTGTCACATACCAAGACTCAACAGGAGACATAGACCTTTCAGTAGCAAGCCAAACTGACAACAACTTCACAACAACCCTCAAGAACAAACTAGATGGAATAGAAACAAGTGCTACTGCTGACCAGTCTGCTTCTGAAATAAGGACACTAGTAGAGTCAGCATCTGATTCTAATGTCTTTACAGATGCAGACCATACGAAACTGAATGCAATAGAAGCAAGTGCTACTGCCGACCAAACAGGAGCGGAGATAAAGACGGCACTATTCAATGAATCTGACACAAATAATCTAACAGATACCCTACTAAGCAAACTCAATGCTATCGAGGCTAGTGCAACAGCCGACCAAACAGCCGCAGAAATAAGGACTCTAGTTGAGTCGGCAACAAACTCCAATGTATTTACGGATGCAGACCACTCTAAGTTAAACGCCATTGAAGCATCTGCAACAGCAGACCAAACGGCATCTGAGATAACTGCTCTACTGAATGATGTTGCTAGTTACTCGCTTGGAACATCTAGCAGTGGAACTATCGCTGTAAACAATGACATGACCGTAGCAGGAGATTTGACTGTAACAGGAACAACTACAACTAACAATGTAGAAACTGTAAGCACAAGCAATGGTGTAATATTTGAAGGAAATCAAGCAGATGGCAATGAGGTAACTCTACTAGCAGGTTCTGTAACAGCCGATAGAACAATCACATTGCCTGATGCAGCAGGAACAGTAGCGGTATCAGCGTCAGGAGGAGTGGCATTATCTGCTGCTGGTAACATAACAGCGAACCTATCAGCATCTCACATCCCTACTATAACAGCAAGCAAGGTCACTGAGATATCCAACTTAACAGCAGCAGAGGGAGCACAGTTAGAGAACATAGGTTCTACAACAATATCGGCAGCACAATGGGGATATCTAGGTGCAGCAACAGGAGCAATAACTAACTCAGATACCCAACTGAGTAATGCAGAGGTTATCTCTGCACTAAACTCAGACTTAGGTGGAGATATAGTATTCGGAACACAGACCGATGATGAGGTCAGATTCGGTGGAGATGTATCGGGTAGAGTGGCAAATGGAGTAGGAAGCAACCTATATCGCTTCAGTGGTCTATACTTCACATGGGACGCAGATAACTACGGAACAAATCTGAACCACTCAATCACTTCTACCGAGAACGGAAATTACAATGACAGTCTAACCATCAACTCATACGACAAGATTCGTCTGAATATGGACACGAATTCCAACAACTCTGACTCGTATATTCAGTTTGGTAGACATACCACTGGTACAGGTGGAGACACCTTCATGACCATTAATGATGCAGGTAAGGTAGGTATAGGAAATACAAGTCCTGCATCTCAGTTGGAGGTAGTATCTGCTCTTGCTCCATCATCTGCAACTCAATTCTCATATGCTGAGACATTGAAATTGGATGTAGCAGACAGTGGCACTGCTAAAGGGCCAGCAATCAGATTCAGACATGGTGCGACTAGTGACCACAATGCTGCTGACTATATGTTCCAAGTGAACGGCGATGGAGGTGGTATGTCTGCACACGAATATAACTTCAACTGGGGTTTCAGTAAGTGGCATCACGTTTCCGGTGCTGATGGAACAAAGCCAATAATTCAATTCCATTATGGCGGGAGCAGTAATGCTGGTGAAACACAATATGGTGTGATAAACCTAACTTCAACCGCTACTGCATGGGACGTATATGACGGAACACATACTGGTTTAAACCCTGCAACATACGATACAAACCTAAGATTGAGTGCAGGTGGAGACTCATGGTTCAAAGGTGGTAGTGTCGGAATTGGACTTGATGACCCTTCCACTGAACTAGAAGTGAAGGGAAGTATAACTGCAAGCAATCAGGGTCAATCAGGAGGTGTTGGGCTTAACATACAAAACTCAGAAGGAAAGTTCTTCATCTATACTGATGGTGGTGCATTAGTAGTCAAGGACTTCGCTGGTAGTGACACATATCCATTCAAGATAGAAGGTACGGCACAGAATGACACGCTGGTTGTCAACACTGGTGGAGTTGTAGATGTTAAACAGTTACAAGTTGGAAGCGGTGCGACAGTTAATTCAATCAATACTTCTTTCTCCGACAATGACACTTCTCTAATGACTTCCCAAGCAATCAAGGAGAAGATTGAGAACTATGGATATATCACTTCTCAAATGACATTCGTTCTAGAGGATGATGATGGCACTGAGGTCTCTATATCAAACGCTGAAGAGATTAAGTTCAGGAGTGGAGATACAAGTGTAGGCATCAACTATACTGACATATCTCCGGGTTCAGATTCAGACCCATTCGACTTGGATTTCAGAACATTACATGCTCCTTATCTGAAGGCCGTAGATGATAGGGACTTTGCTCCTGAAGACCTAGGCAACGACATTAGAGAACTATCAGTAAAGTTCTCAACAAAGACAGGATTAGAGGATGGTTCAACCACTAACGCTGGTGACTACGTTGATGCCTTGGTGCTAGATTCATTCACAGGACATACAGGTGGAGATGCAAACCTATTGGCATTCGCTAAGAACAGCACAAAGAGAATCTATCACTACCGAGCAGACCAAGATGCTACGAATTGGGGAACTGCTTCTACTATTGCATATACAAGTGATGTTCCGACAACGGAAGCGATTCAAGATATTGTAGGTGCAATGTTCTCTAGTAACACTGAAACTAACATTACTGCGACCTATCAGGATTCTGATGGTACGATTGACCTTGTTGGAGTAGCAGGAGACATAACAGGAGTCACTGCTGGTACTGGATTAACAGGTGGGGGAAGTAGTGGAGCAGTAACAGTCAATGTTATTGGTGGTACTGGCATAACTGCTAATGCAAATGACGTAGCAATAACGGCTGCACAAACAGGTATTTCTTCTGTCTTTAATACAGGTTTAGCGATAGGTTATGCTTCTAATGGTGCTTCAATTGATTTCGGTACAGATAACCAAATCACATTTGCAATAGACGGTACTCAACAAATTAATTTGTTTGATGGAGGATTAATACCTCAAAGTAACAATGATGTAGACTTGGGAAGTTCTGACAAAATGTTCAAGGATGCACATTTCAGAGGCACACTAGAAGCAAATGCCATTACTATACAAGGAGTTGCTGTAACTGCGGGTGGTGGTAGTGGTGATATCACCGCAGTTGTAGCGGGTAACGGTCTGACTGGTGGTGCAACTAGTGGTTCTGCTACACTCAACATCGGTGCAGGAACTGGTATAGATGTAGCAGCAAATGCAATTTCAGTAGACGTATCTGACTTCATGACCAACGGCTCAAACAACAGAATCGTAACTGCAACAGGCACAGATGCCATGAATGCAGAATCAAATCTTACTTGGGATGGTAGCACACTGATAGTAAGTGGAGGTGCAGGAGATGCAGTATTATCACTGAGGGCAGATTCAGATAACTCAGGTGAGTTAGACCAACCATACATAGACTTCATGTTGGATGGTACTACAATTCACTCATCCATTGGACATTCATCCGATGTCTTCCATAATGATTCAACTGACAATAACACATTGATTATCGCTAACTCGGTAGCGACTAACGATTCAGGTTCAGGAATAGTGTTGAAGACAGGACAATCAGCAGGACATGAGAATGCAGTAGAAGCATTGAGAATCGGTCCTGATAGGAAGATTAGGTTCAACGACACATACACATTCCCGCTTTCTGATGGTAGTAACGGGCAGGTTCTAACTACCAATGGTAGTGGGTCGTTATCGTTCACAACAGTAAGCGGTGGTGGTGGTTCTTCCACTACTGGTTCTTTCTACATTACAGCAGAAGAAAGCAACTGGCAACTGAATGTTGGTTCTTCAAATGGTTTCCATTGGTCTTTCGGTAATGGTTCTGATATAGGAGATGCACCTTCTACTAACTCAAAGAACGAAGGTATTGCACTACCTGTTGACTGTACTTTGAAGTTCTTACACTTGAACTGTGCAAACGATGGCAATGAAACCGCAGGTAATAGTGCCACTGTTCAGATATACAAAGCGACTTCGGCTACTGCCACTCAATCAGCAGTTTCCGGTACTGCAATAACCGCTACTGTTGCTACTAATGGACGCGGTGTATCTGCTACTGGTGATTACGATGTTGATTTTAATAAGGGTGATGTTATTCTTTTCCGTTCAACTACGGCTAATCAATCGGGTATATATGTAGGAAGAGGAACGATATCAGCATATTTCGTGGAGAGGTGATTAAATGGCAGAAGAAACAGACATGGATGAATTGTGGAGTAAGATGAGAAGAGTGAGAAACGCACTGTTGTTGCAGTCGGATAAATATGTATTGCCTGATTTATGGGAAGGGTATACAGATGCACAGAAAGGCGAAGTTAGAAGATATAGAATGGAACTACGAGATTGGCCCGATACAATCGACAATCCATTGAGTCTAGGAAGTAAACTACCTGCTAAACCATCCTTTGTGAAAGATGTAGACACATACAAACTTAGACTTTGAAGGAAGTAAGTGGCAACTGATTTCGCATAACACTGAAATTTTTGAATAAAAAAAAGACAAAGTGGCCGAGGGATTATTCCCCCGACCACAGTGCTTTACATTCTCTACAACGCCAAATATGTAGAGTCTCTTGCGAACCCACAACTTTACCCTTTATTCTCTGAGGGATGGTGTCCTCAGAACAAGAAGGGCATTTTTTAGTTAGGGCCACTACGGACACGCTCATCGTTAATTAGATTCTCCATATACTCATCTATGCTTTCTTCGGTGTACTTTGAGTTACCGAATGCTGCAAAGAAAAGCAGAGAAACTAGAATAACGAAGACTATCCAGCCGAACCATTCCCAAGGTGACATTACCAATCTACCTCCAATTCTTTCATTATCTCTTCATCTATGGAAAAGCCCTTCACCATCTTGTTCTCTTTTCCATGAATCCATAAATCGTATACGAGTTCACAATCTTTCAGGCAGTAGTCTGCAACTTCTGAGAATCTACCGTCTTTCCAAACCAAAGGAGCATCTGCACTATCCATGAGTTTTTCTGCACCTAGAGTATTCTGAACTAAGTTATTCAGTGAGTATCTTTCGCCATATGACTTATTCAGTATTCTACTAGTATCGATGTATGCCTTATCATCCAAGTATTTCTTGATGCAGTATATGTCCATAGCATTCTTCAAAACTGCCAAGTCAAATGAGACTATGTTGTGTCCCAAAAGAATACCATTGTTCTGATGATGGTCATCCAAGTCAAACTTCAACTGTGAAAGTGGTTTTACTGATACACCTGACTTACGAATAGATTTGATTGGTTCATCGATGTATACAGTTCCATGATTGCCATCCCATGTGCAGACAGTAGACACCTCAAACATGTGGGTATTACCCCAACCCCCAATTTCATGAGAGTAGTTTTTCGTTTCTATGTCTAGGGCTAGGACATTCATTCTTTGCCACTATCCCCTGTCCAAAGATTTGCGAGTTTCTTAGCCTGAGCCTCTGCTGGATTTGGTGCTTGGATTAGGTTTGGTTTGCACATCCATGCTACTAGGTGTTCTCCACCACCGACTGTTATCATCGTTGATAGATACCACCCATCCTTCCCGTATGTATTCAGGGACTCATTTATCGTTTTTGGGCCATCACTCACGTTAAACACCAAGAATTGATGTTCGTATGTATCTTTTTTACTCATTTTTCTTTTCCTCCTTTATCTTCAAATAGGTTCGCACACCAATCTTCTTGGTGTCGAACATACTGGAAATCTTTTTGAAGTTGTTGTAAACCGTAGTTTGTCCCTTCTTCGTTTCTTCTCGTACTCTTGAAAGTAAAAGTGTCTTGTTTACCCATCCTTCATCACCCTTCTTTCTCAGTCCTTCGTATGCTTCTCGGAATGCATTGATGCCTACTCGTTCATGCAACGCATGGGTTTTCACCTTCAATGCTACGTCTAGCCACGACACAAGCGATTTATAGCATTGTCGAATGAGTGAGGAGGCTTGTCGTGCGTGTCTTTCAGTCACGATATACCTTTTACTTGGGTCTTTGATATTAGGTGCTTCTGCTATACAACATAGAACAGATAGCCTTGTCATAGTCTGATTCAGCCTTGTTATGAAGTTTCCAGCAATCTCAAACACTTCAGGTCTACTGTTAGCAACATAGTTTCTCATCTTAATTGATTCGTTCTTCAAAGCGTCATTGTAGCCTTTACCAAACGTGATTGTCTGCAATGGGTCTCTCCCACTTTCATCGAATCTCTTTCTCAATGATTCATAAATAATAACAAAATTCTGTGCGAACTTCTTGATAGGTGCATCCTTCGGTTTGATAGTTCCAACTTCATCTAGAACCTTCTCTCTCAACTCATCTTGGACTTCCTGTGGAACTTCTTTGATGTAGATTAGAGTTCTTTGAATTACCCCCTTCTCAGCAATAACACTGGTTAGTGTCTTTGGTATGTATGTAGTAGCATAGATGCTTCTCTGACATCTGCACTCTATGATATCCCCATCACGGAGTTTCTTTCTGATAATCCAATTCTCTCCGTGTAGAGTATTCATGAACTTATTCAGATACATGATAACGTTCTCCTTGTGTTGGGATTGCTTGAATACACCTGAGTATTCAAACTCGTCATATGCTACTAATCCACTTCCCTCAAAACCACCATCGATTTGAGTCGGTATCTCAACCCACTGCATCTCACCATTATCGTCTTCTACTCTTTCTTTGTCTATCTTCATAGACCCAATCAAAGCAGCATCAGTTGTATCATCTACTCCAAACACATCGTAGTTAACGCTATACTTCTCGTTCAATATTCTAAATGTCTCATTAGCAACAGGCCCAAAGAAGTTATACATCTCGGTTTTACCTGTTCCCGATGTTTGCATCCATATGAATTGTATTCTACAATCATCTACTCTTCTTCCACTTGGTATAGCAACCATGTCCTTACACAGTTGACCAAGTATAACGAAGAAACCAATCGCAGCAGGTATCTCATTATACTTTGAAACATCTGCTGCACTCTTCACATACTGCTCAACCACCTTCGGTAAACCAATTGTCTTCGGTTGAGACAATGGTAGTTCTTCTCCTAATCCTTCATAATACATCCTATCTTCATCATATTCATTTTCATTCATGTTATCACCATTTTATCTTCTTTATTCAGCACATCGATTACCCTCTTGGCAATCACTTTACCAAAGCCTTCCAGTTCACATATCTCCTCAACTGAGGCTTCTCCTATCTCCATGATAGAGCCGAATCTATCTATCAGGAGTTTTGCTTTCTTTACACTAATTCCTTTGATTGTGCAAATTACATCTATTCTCAAGTCTGTTGTAGCAATACGCTTTCTTATCAAACTTGGAGTATGTATCTCTCTATCTATCGGTTGCATCTTACAAACAACTGATATAATTCTAGCAGCCTCCTTTGCAGAGGACACCCATATTATGTTGCAATCAGTATCCAATATTATCTTACCAATAGCACCATCGAACTTATTTCTCAACAGTCTAGCATTTTGTTTGTTGTTAACATACATCAGATAGTTCTCAACTGCATCTCTGAAGTCACCATAAACTATCACTATGTTGTTCATGAACTTCGCATCCATGTTGTCTAGTTGATTCCACAGTCTCTTGTTGATAACAGACTGCAAGAAGTCAAACGCAGACTTTGCTTCAAAACAAACATCACCGAAGGTATAGTCACCGATGTCTAGCCATTCCTTCTCATAGGGAACGTTAATCTCCCTACAATTATGTATAACCATCTCTGCTAACTCTGAATGTTCTCTACTGTCTATCTTTAGTTTAAGCACCATCGTAATACCTCCAACATTTTCCAATGCAGTATCCTTGTGGGATAAGCACGTTAGAACACGAAGGGGCGTTGTATCCCTTATCTACAATTCCTCTAACATACTTTGAGGATGTCCTAGAATCCCAATCTAGCCAAATATCTTCTTGTGAAGCAATGGCTTCTAGTTCATCCATAATCGTCTTGTGGATTTGGTCATTCTGTTCAGAAGAGAGAACTCTCTCACCCATACTCAGTAGGTCTCGATACCATTGAACCAAATACACCCTAGCGTAGTGGCTAGGATTCTCAACCATAACTGCGTTATACAGACATGGAAGTATTGGTAACTTGCCTATTGGAACAGGTATGTCAACTTCTATCTCTGATATCTCAATCGCTTCCATCTCAGGAAAGACTACTAGTTTACTACCGTTGTTTGAAGACATCTTTCTAGGTTTCTTAGCCATAGAAAGTATCTTGCTCAAAGAACCTGCTAGGTCTTCAACTACAAGAGGAATACAGAAATACGGATTTCCATTCTCGTCAGAACTACTTAGATTCATCGAGTTAGGAACTCTTCTCAATCTATTAGTCTGTATACCCGTTCTATCAAGCGTAGGCACACCATCACTGATTTTGGAATAATACTGCTGAATGCTTCTGATATCATCCACTGGTTCTCCATAGACAAAGACATGGAAGCCCTTGCCACTGAAATACATTTTGAAGATGGTATCTTCAGCGACTAATTCAGAAACTACTTTTTTGAGGTCACTATACGCATTTTCCAGTGGTTCATCGTGAGCATCGAAATCTAAGAACGCTCTATCTAAAACAACCGAGAAGTCTAGTTTTACTCCATTATTGAAGTCCTCAAAGTCATAGACTGTCGTATAGCAGTTCATCTTCCCATTATAGGAATTAAACCAGTTGACAAACTCACTTCGATTTTTTACTACTGTCCTTCTCATCTGTGGTGCGTTTCTTAGATGACTTCCCGCCCACACTTCTCTTGGCATTCTCATTTTTATTTTCCTCCTTGAAAGAGACCTTTGCTTCAAGCAATTCCTCTCTTACAACTTCTGCTATCTTTATTTTCAATTGTGACATTACTGTGTTCATGTATATCTGACCGAATGGTGTTCTCTCTTCAGCAAACACCTCGGTATCCCACACCATCTTCAGTTTATCAGTGGTAGGCATTTTCTCATACAATGTCTCTGCTAAGTTGTTAACTGTGTCAGATACATTTGCTATTTCCGAGAAACTCCATACCTTTTGTTTTAATTCTTCTTTTACCATTTTATCTATCATTTTTTATTCCTCTCTCTATATTCTTTTTTTCTTCTAAAGTATTCTTTCCATTTCATTAGAACCAACTCTCCGTATTAGCAGCATCGCATATGCCGAAGAAACTACAATTTGAGCAGGTCTTTGCGAAATACTTAGTTGGGAAGATACCAGTCTCGTATGAATGAATCAATTGAGCAATTCCCTTTCTTACTGCCGTTATGCTGCTTTTCTTAACTTCCTCTACATAGATGTAGTTGGCCGCAGGATAATACCATCCCCAATGGGAGATAGGTATCTCAGGGTCTAATCCCCATTCCCTTAACTTCTCATCAGGAGTATTCTCAAAGAGAATCTTGTAGAACGCCATTTCCTTTCTCATCATAGTTGTCTTCCAGTCTTTCCAACCACCAGTCTTCAACTCCATAGGAATATACCTTTCACCTTCCTTGAACATACGGTCAATGATACCCTGAAGATGAACAACATAATCTTGCTTCAATGGATACTTTGGATTCTCATCTTTATTGATTACAATCTTTGCATCCAGCATTATCTCATTGATAACTGGAACAAAGTCTTCTATTGTTCCTTCATCTCTTGCTTCTATGAATCTGTTTGCTTCAAAGATAGACATCGCCTCATACATCTCATCATAATCATCTATCGGATGAAGTTCCATACAGTAATTGACAAGTTCTTCATAAGACATATCTTCTGCTTTCTTTACATCGAAAGTATTGAAGAAGTCTTCTCTAGCATTGTGTATGATACTTCCTTTAATCATAACCTCGGTTGTTTCTATTGGCATTCTTTCCTTGTATTGAAACTCATATCTTTTAGGACACCATTGAAAAGAACCAAGTGAAGACTTGGATATCTTCAATATGGGATACTCTTCATTCCCATAATACTCAGGCTGCCATTGATATGTGTATTCATTAGTATTACTTTGTCTCATTTAATTTCACCTTTCTTCTATTCATAATT